CGCCACGGGTGCGCTGGGCTCGGCCGGGGGCGGGGTGAGGGCGCGAAGACGCTGCTCGAACACGGCCACCAGTCCAGCACCGAAGTCCTCCAGCATGATCCGCTCATCGTCGGTCGGGCTGTAGCCGCCACCGCCGTCGTCACGCATCTCGTAGCTGTCGACCTCGTCACGGATCGAGACTGCGACCGCATCCGCTATCGCCGCTTCGATCCCCTCCCGACACCCCTCCGCCCGTGCCTGGGCGATGCGGGTGGGCTCGGAGAGGGCGCGCATCAGAACATCGTGGATTTCTGCCGTCGTTGCTGTGATAGACCCCGTGTCGCGGATCAGCGTGCTGTCGAGGTATCCACGCATTTCGACGACGAGAGCGACGATGCGCTCGCGGGAGAGGCTCAGGTCAGACGGCATCATCGTTCTCCTGTTGCAGAAAGCGCGTCCGGATCGACCATCCGCCGCTCGAGGCCATCGGCGATACGATCGTAGAGCGCCGCGCGCGCTCGCATGGCGGCTGCCAGCTTCGGTCGAAGCTGGGCCGCCTCGAGCGCGAAGGCCGCCCTCCCCCGCCAGTAGGCAGGGGAGGAACGGATGCTCGCCTCGACGACGGGCGCGTCGTTCACTCGAGGCCCAGCGCGTCTTCCAGCTCGCGCCGGCGCTGGGTCATGGCCGTGCGGACGGTCACGACCTCCGGGTTGTCCGAGCCCCACTTCTCCTGGGCCTGCTTGCCTTCGCCGCGCAGGGCCATCAGCTCGTCATAGCCGGCCGCCGACACGGCGACACCCCGGATCTTCTGGACCATCCGGATCGCCCACGCCTTCTGCTCCTTGGCCAGGGCTTCGGCGGGGTCTTCCGGCGGCGGGGCCTTCTCCTCGTCGGCGCGGTCGTCGCGCTTCTCCTCGGCCAGCTTCGTCAGCGCGCCCTGCTGCGAGGGCCGCTCCAGGTCCGTCTCGTCGAAGATGTCGCTCGCTTCGCGGACGTACTTGTTGTCGTCGAACAGGCCCATGTAGACGTCCGCGCCCATGCCGATCAGCGACAGCGCCTTGCCGACCGCGTCGGTGACGGCCGACTTCGCGGCCTCGTCGTCGTAGCCGACCGCCCTCGTCTCCCCGTTCACCTTGCGGAACCGCTCGAGGACATTGCCGCCGACATGGGTGACCTTGCCGATGTGCTGCTCGCCGAACCGGTCGTCGCTCTCGGGCCACAGGTACCAGACGGTCACCTGGACGTAGACGACCTTCGGGTTCTCGGCCGGGACCATGAAGATCTTGTCGATGTCGTAGCCCCAGCCTTTGCCCGCCGGACCGAAGACTTCCGTCGCGCGCCGGTAGAGGTAGGTCGGCGTCATCGCCGTGCCCTTGAAGCCGGGCCGGTCGAACTTCTTCGTATAGGTCGGATCGGGCGTGCGCAGCGCGTTCCAGATGTCGGCGTTGCGCTCGTCGGAGCGGATCACGCGGCCGGGGCTGATTGCGGCCTTCTCGGGTGCTTTCGCCATCTACTTCGTCTCCATGCTGGTGAGCGCGTCCAGGATATTCCGGCCGCGTTCGGTGATGCACCACCGCCGGCAGGGGCGGTTGGTACTGGTGTGTCCGTAGCCGAGATGCGCGACCAGGCCGAGCTTGACCAGCTCGGCACGGCGCGTCCGGCTGCCGGACGGGGTGACAGGATGCTGCAGGATGAACTGCACCCGATGGTGAATTTGCTCGTCCGTCAGGTGCAGCGTATCGCCGAGCCCCTCCAGGATCGCTCGCTGGATGCGAAACGATAGCTGGGGCCTGACCAGGGACGCCGCGATATGCGACGTCTCCGGGTCAGTGTGTCTGGCGACCGCCACTGTGCCCCCGCGCCATCTCGAGAACGGTTTCCCGGCTTGCGGGGTAGACCAGGATCGACGATCCGCTCCCCGAGCCGCCCCACATGCAGGCAGCGCCCATCTCGCCGTCCAGCCGATCGTGGAGCTTGTCCAGCAGTTCGCCGAAGTCGACCGGGCCGGGCCAGCCCTTCTGCTCGATCATGGCGAGGGCTATCATGGTGATCACCGCGCGCACAGCCGTGCTCGACGCAACGGCTTCGTCGAGAGCGTGGAGAAAGTTCTTCCGCAGCTCTGCTTTCGTCATCGGCTTGTCGCTCATCCTTCACCGTCCTTGTCGAGGTTGCGAAACTGCAGCACGCCCGCCTTGGTCAGGGAGAAGCGGCAGCGGTCGACCGACACCATGCGCACGTTGCCCAGCCGCCGGAAGGCGTCGACGATCCGCTCGCGGATCATGACCTTGTGGCGCTCGGCCGCCTCCGCTTCTTCACGCTCGGCAAGAAGGGAGTTGGCGAACATCCGCCAGACGTCGTCGTCGCTCTTGTCGACCGTCTTCGGTACCAGCTCGGGCGGAATGACGTAGCGCGCCGCCGGCAGGGTGCTCGGTTCCGGCGGCTTGTGCGGCAGCAGGTGTTCGTTGACGAAGCGGTCCGCCCGATCCAGGTAGTCTTCCAGGAACACCGTGTCCGCGCCGGCATAGGCCGTGTAGTGCTGGGTCGTGCCGATCATCAGCCCGAACAGGCAGCCGGCGGCGTTCATGCAGTAGATCTCGTGCTGGATCTGCGGGTAATAGTGCTTGAACCGCTCCTCGGCGTCCTGCCACCCGCCGCACGCCTTGACCTCGACTGCCGACAGGCCGGAATACCGGACGCCCTCATACTCGAGGTCGCGCAGCACCCCGTCCGGCATGGCGACCATGAACGGCCGCTCCTCGTCGAAGAACCCGGTTTCGGGCGGCTTCTCGATCGGCCGCCGGATCTTCTCGGCGATGACCTCGAGGTTCACCGCCTCGAGCGCCCGGCCGGCCCGCACGATCAGCGCGGCCGACGTTCGCGCCTGGCCCTTCTCGTAGAAGGCCCGGTCGGTCTTCTCGCGGTAGAGCTCGAGCCAGTCGTCGCCGTCTCCCATGATCTTCGTGGCATCGGACGAGCCGATGACCAACGATCTCGCTTCGAAGCTGTAGCGATCCATCTTGCCTCCTTTCCCCGAAAACACGACGATACCTCATGGATGTGTCTGACCCCCATGCCATGTGCCGGCGACTTGTCGTGCAGTTGCGGGCTTGTCGCGAGGCCGCCGGCCTCAGTCAAAATCAGCTGGCCGACATGATCGGGGTCGAGACCAAGCTGGTCGGCAAATGGGAGCAGGGCACCCGATGGCCACGAATGTTTCACCTGATGTGCTGGGCGGCCGCGCTCGGCGTCGCTCTCCTACCAACAAGTTCGGGGTCGCTCCCCCCGATCAGCGCCGGCACCCGCGGACGAACGAGCTCTTCGCCAGCAAGGCGGAGCTGAGACGCTGGCTCGAGCTTGAGCTGCTGGAGAAGGCCGGCGAGATCAGCCAGCTTCGGCGGCAGGTCCACTACCCGCTGAACGTGCCGGCGCGGTGGGAAGTGTTGCCGGACGGCACCCAGATCGGCGTGTTGCCGCACAAAGTCGCGACCTACGTCGCCGACCACGTCTACAAGAACGCGGCCGGCGACCTGGTCGTCGAAGACGTAAAGGGCTTTCGCACCCCCGAATACAAGCTGAAGCGGGAGCTGATGAAGGCCCTCTACGGCATCAGCATTTTCGAGTTCACTTCCCCGAAGTAGCCGGACGCCAGCCGACGATCTGGTCCCAGGCGAGATGGACCGGCCGGACGTTGAGCAGCTCGAACCCATTGCTGAACAGCAAGTCGACCAGGATGCATCGCGTCGCATCGTCCGGCGGCGGGTCGCCGGGTTTGTGGTCGTAGTAGGTCGGCTCGGGCAGCGGCGGCGGGGGAATGTCCAGATCCGGCAGGGGCAGCGGGCTGCCCGTGATCTGTTCGATCTTGCGCTCGACGTCGCGGATCGCCCTGTCCAGGGCGACGCCGATCATCACGGAAATGTTCTCGGCGAGGGTCGCCTTGAGCTCCTGCGGAACCTCCGACGTGTCGAAGAAGGCCCGGAGGCTGTGCAGGTCGAAAGCGTTGGCTGTCGGGCCGCGGGCGCGGTTCAGCCACTTCACCGCCTTCGTCAGATCGTGCAGCTTGAGGATCTCCTCGAGCGTCATTCCTGTCTCCATCCGCATAGCTGACGCGCCTCCTCGATGCGCATCCGCCGGTGATTGATCTCGATGTCGAGGAACAGCCGGATGTCGCGCAGGCCCCACTTGCGGGCCGTGCGCAACAGCCGGTCGAGATACTCCGTCGCCTGGGTCTTGCTTCGGCCATAGCTCATGGCCTGCCGATGGGCCTCCTGCAGCACTGTCCAGGCCAGCTGGCGGTTCGGGAGCCGATGGGTCGTAACCATCCACTCCACGAACGACCAGCTGGCACCGCGGTCCCGTTCACCAGTCGGTCTCGTCCTCGACAGTGCCGTGGCCGGTGTGCCCGCCGGGAGTATCTCCGACATGGGCCGCAGCCACTTCGGGCTGCGCGGCCGGATCGACATACTCCTGCTCCTCCTCGATCTTGTTGGGGATGCCGCACATCTGGTCGACGCAGAGCGGCCGGTAGTCGGCCAGCCATGCCGGCCACCAGTCGGTGCCGGTCAGCTGATCGACGATCGCCGCCGCCTTCTTCGCGCGGCTGCCGCCGGCCTTCTTGATCTCGAGGCGCTTCACCTGCTCGTCGAGCCACGCCGCCGGCAGGGTCGAAAGGAAGGCGATCGTCGGCGGCAGCTTCGCCGGGTCGATGTCGTAGATGTAGAGGATGTGCCGGAAGCCCAGCGTCCAGTCGACCGATTTCGGCTGGTGAACGTTGAGGTGGCGGACGAGCTGCGCCGCCATGTGCTTCAGCACCGTCGTCGGCATGGGGTTGCGCATGATCTCGGCGACGGTGACCGGGATCGGCGTCTTGCGGAACGGCTGCGCCCAGTCATTCCGATAGGACGTGCTGAGCGGCTCGTCGGCGCGGACGTAGCAGGGGTCGCCGTAGTCGGAGATCTTCGGCATCGCAGCGGCCAGCGCCACGAACGGGCTCGGGTCCTTCAGGATCGCCGCCAGCAGCGGCGCGTGGACCATCTTGAGCAGCTCTTCGTTGCCCTTGCTGGACAGCGCGAAACTGTCGTCGCCAGCCCGGCGCTCCTTCTCCGGGAAAGCGCGACCCCAGACCTCGCCGCTGTCGGACAAGGAGAGGCGGATCAGCAGCGGCCGCCCTTCGACCACCAGATGCGGGACCATCCCCAGAACCTGCTCGACCAGCTTCTCGCCGACGCCCTTGACCGGAAAGGCCCGCCCATAGTCGTAGCCCTTGGGCGGCTTGCTGTCCTCCTCGTCGGTGACCACGATCTCGGCGTCGGGCAGCTGCAGCTTGAGGGCGTCGGCCAGCTCGTTGAGGGCCTCGCGCTGCCGCTTCTCGAAGATCTTGCCGGCCTCGAATGTGAGCTGGCCGGTGCCGCCGAACAGGTCGGAGACCTCCTCGAGATCGGACGTCTTCTTGAAGATCGCGTGCTTCTTGTAGAAGCTCGACCTGACGGGCTCATAGCTGATGAGCGCCCAGTGGCGATGGTCGAGCCAGCCGTCGCCGGCGGCCTCGATGACGGTCTTGCGGTCTTCGGCCGAGATAGTGATCGCACGCTGCAAATCATCGATGTTGCAGCGGGCGAGCGACAGCTTGTCCCACCACTCGCTCTCGAGGGTGGACAGGATGCCATAGGTCAGGAACCGGTCCAGGTCGATGCCGCAGCCGGCCGCCGCCTTGACGATCTCGGGCATGGCGCGCAGCTTCGCGGCCGACTTCTTGGCCATGGCCCGGCCGGCGACGTCCTTCAGATCGAAGCCGAGCTTGGTTAGGACGTAGCCGGCGGCCTGGGCGATGTTCTCGGCCGACAGCGCCTGGCGCACGGCGTTGATGGCGACGCCGGCTTCGGCGGCACGGATCTCGCCCTCGGCGTGGACGAGGCACGGCACGCGGTCGACGCCGGCGGCGATCGCCGCGGTCATGCGGCGCTGCCCGTCGATCACGTCGTACCAGCCGGCCCGCTGGATCACGGTCAGGGGCACGAGGACGCCATGCTCCTTGATCGACGCGATCAGCTGGTCGACGTCGCCCGGTCCGGTCTGCCGGGCGTTCTCCGCCGGCACGCGCATGAGCGCCGGGTCGAGGATTGCGAACTCAGGCATCGGCCTGCTCCTTCGGTTGGGGTTGCAGCGCGTCGAGGAACTCGACGGCCTTGGTCGCGTCGGAAGCGGCCTTGACGATCAGCCGCTTGTCGTTGCGCAGCGCCGCCAGCCAGTTCTGCAGATAGCCGGCGTGCCGCGTGATGGTGTCGTAGCCGAAGCGGGCCGACAAGAACGCCGCGCCCATCTCGGCCACCAGTTCCTCGCGGGCGTAGCCCCCGCGGCTCTCCATGGCCTCGCCCAGCCGGTGCAGGCGGTCCGCCGAGCCCGTCCAGTGCACCAGCTCGTGAAAGCGGGTGCCGTTGAAGCGGGCCAGCGCGCCGTCGCGCCCGGCCTTGAGAAAGTCGAGATAGTGGGGAATGCGGACCTCGTCGAACGAGAGCGAGTAGCAGGCTCGCGCGCCGCCGTAGAGGATGCGGGCTCCGGTATTCTCGACGTAGTCGTCGACCTCGTCACGGGTCCGGTCGACGTCAGCGGTCGGCGGGATCAGGTCGAGCCACTCGTCCGGCACGTTGTCCAGCTGGTCGAGGTTGAAGACGGAATAGGATTTGAGGAAACGAAAGCTGTCCTCGTCCGTGCCTCCGTCCGGTGTCTCGATGGTCTTCTTGCCTTCGCCGTAATAGACGATGGTGGTCACCTTCTGTCCGGTCTTGCCCTCCTCGCTGCCGGGCAGCTTGCGCAGGCGGATGCCCTTCTTCTTGCCTTCGTCGAACACCCACCGGGCGGTCACCCAATGGTTGCTCGTGAAGCCATGCTCCCAGGCGGCGAGCCAGCAGAGGATCACGTTGATGCCTTTGTAGCGGCTCTTCGTCACGATGTTCTGGGGCATGCCGGTGCCGTAGCTGGCCCAGCCGCCGGACCAGGGGATGTGCCCGGCCTCGAGCGCGGCGATCACGCGGTCGGTCACGGCCCGATAGACGTCGCGGCCGGTCGCCATCGGCAGCCCGGTGGACGGAACCTCGGGCAGGATCTCCGGCTCGCCTTCGGTGTCGGTGGTCTTCTCTTCGATCTCCATCGGTACCTCACGAAAGAAAAAGCCCCGCCGGAGGGACTTGCTCCGGCGGGGCAGTGGCCGCGCTTGGGGTCACGCGGCCCCGGGCGAGGAGGAAACGCCCGGTTTCAGAAAGGGATCTCGTCGTCGAGCTCTTCGCGCGTCGACCGCCGGCGGCTTTCGCTGCGGGCCGGCTTCTCGTCGCCCCAGTCGTCGTCGCGGCTGCGGCTGCGGCGCTCGTCGCCCCGATCGCGGTCGCGGCTGCCGCGGCGATCATCGTCGCGATCGCGGTCGCCGCCACGCCGGTCGTCGCGGTCATCCTTGTCCTTGTCGTCACGCTTGCCGAGGAACGTCACCTGGTTGACCACCAGCTCCCAGACCGGGATCTCGCGGCCCTCCTTCTCGTACATGCGCGTCTGGATGCGGCCCTGGAAGAGCGCCGGGTCGCCCTTCTTCAGGTAGTCGCAGATGACCTCGGCGGTCTTGTCCCACGCGACGCACGAGAACCAGGTCACGGTCTCGGCGTCGCCGCGCTTCTCGTTCACCGCCACGGTGAAGCTGGCGACGGGGGTGCCCTTCTGCGTCTTCCGCAACTCGGGGTCCTTCCCGAGATTGCCGACGATCGTCACGTTCTGGAAGCCCATGGTCATATCCTCGCTGGTGGGTTGGCCTTCTGACGCAGGATGTGCGCCTCCATCGGCCGGATCTCGAAGTCGCCACTGTAGTCGTGTCGACCCGCTTTCCTTCGACACCATTCCTCAAGGATGCCGAAGTCGGTGCCGCTCGCGACAAAGCGGCCGGAAGGCCCGCCGACGATCGACACCACTGCCCAGGCATACACCCGGTCGACCGGGGTGGTTGGGCTGATGCCGAGCCATCCGGTCGGGGTGCGCCAGTAGCCGCCCGGCGGGTCGTGTTCCCGACAGAGCAGCTCGCCGATCGGAGGATCGACCGGCTTGCCGGGCGGCTCCCGGTGCACCGCCTTCGGCCGCTTCGGCGGCGCGTCGAAGTCGTCCATGTCAGTAGCCCAGGATGCGCAGGTAGACCCTGGCCGCCAGCAGGCTGCCCGGGAAGACCATCAGCAGGACGGTGCCGACGCCGCCAGCACCGATGGCGCTGACCGCGATGCCGAACACCAGGAGGGTCGCGGCGAACCCGCCGAGCGCCGTCAGGTAGCGCAGCGACCGCGTGGGCAGCTCGCGCCACGTCAGGTCCTCGCTCCTGTCCGGTGGTCTTCGGGGCCTCGTCATTTGGTCCATGGCCTTGAGCGCCTCGTCGCTGATCCGATCGAACCATCGGCCGATCGCGAAGTATGCCGACCCGCCGAAGTGCCGGCAGAGCCGCAGCGCGAGCAGCAGGATGACCGCTGCCCACACCGCGATCGCCGGGATTGTCCAGACACTCACAGGTCGTACCGCTCCGCGATCTTCGCGGCGATCGGGTCAGAGTATTGCTGCTCCAGCGCCTGACTACGGAACCGCTCGAACCAATGCTCGAGCGTCGCCAGATGGATCTGAACGAGGGCCTCAAGGCTCGGGGCGTCTCTTGCGCTTGCGAAAAGCTGGATAGCCGCAGCATCCGTCACGGCCCGAACGCCATCTCCCCGCTCCCCCTTCTTGAGGATCTCGACGATCGCGTCGCGCATTTCCCGTTCCGTCATCACCAGCCCCCGTCGATGGTGGCCAGACGTGACCGGATGGCCGCATCCCGAGCATCGGCCGCGATGGTGCTGAGCCCGCGCCAGGCGTCGCGGACCGGCTCGACGGTCATCCGGCCGAGCGCCGTGAAGAAGCCCGCGGCGAGCCATCCCAGCAGCCGCCAGGAGCGCACGGCGGCCTTTCGCGCGGCATACATCAGCGAGCTACCCAGCAGCTTCGCCGTGAGGTAGGCGGCGCAGGCCGCGATGAACGCCTGCAGCGCAGCGTAGATGACGCCGTAGATCATGCGGCCGAGCAGCGTGTAGTTCGACATGGTGCAGTCCTCCTGTCCGGTGGTACGAGGCCGGCGCTCGCTCGCGCCCAGCCCTTCGATCCAGGTTCCTCATGGATGGCGCGGCGGCGAGCCCCCCAAGCTATGCGCTGGGGGAGTGTTCCAAGTCCTCGCCGCCGCTGCCCGGCCGTCCCGCTTGGACGAGGCGGCCGGGGTTCTATGGTCTCAGGCGGCGAAGGCCCGCGCCCGCTTCTTGTTCCGCTCGAGCCAGTTGGCCGTCACCGCCCGCACCTTCTCCTGGCTGGTCCGGCTACGCTGAGCCATCGACCCCTCTCCGGCCAGCTCGTAGGCGGTGCAGATCTCGGCCTCGATCAACTCGTAGGCGCGGATCTGCGTCCGGATGTCCCGCGAAGCCTGCCGATTGTGGCCGTGCTTCTCCAGGCGCTCGTGCGCGTCGACGATGCCGCGGCGAAGGAAGCGGCCGATGGACCAGAGCATGCGGTGCGCGATGAAGGTGCGCGTCGGCTCGCCCAGCCGGTTCTGGAACTCCCGGATGCCGTCGCGAAGCTGCAGGCCGATCCAGTCCGCCGACGCCATCGCCGGCAGCGGGTAGTAGCCGAAGTCCGTCACGGCCGCGTGGGCGAGGCCCCAGAGCGTGACCCGGCGCTCGGCCTGGCGCACCCGCGTCTCCGCGTCCTCGAGCCGGCGGCGGCTCAGCTCGTCGTTGACGTGGGCGCGAAGGGCTCCGATCAGCTCGTCGGCGGCCAGCGTCTCGGCCTCGGCGCTGTGCCCGATCTGCCACTCGATCGCCTGCCGGTAGTCGAGGACCAGGCGGTCGCGCCAGCTCGGGATGCGCTGGCCGTAGCTGATGTAGCTCGTGTCAAGCGCCTTGTCCGCCGGCACGGCCTCGAGGATCGCCACCAGCAGGCCGCGCACGGCCGCTCCGACGACCTCGTCCTGCGTCTCGTCGGTCCAGTGCGGCATGGCGTCCGCCAGCTCGGCGGCCTCGACCGTGCTCTCCGGATCGTCGATCGCGGGCATCTGGCCGCCGCCGACGTAATCGCGCTCGTAGACGAACGGCTGCAGCACCGTGGTCGCGATCTCGTACTTCGTAATCATGATGTCCTCCTACAGACGCAAGCAACCCTCATGGATGGATTGCTCCCAATCAGCCCGACTATCGAACTGATGAAAGAAACCCCCACGAAGGAGGCTCCGAAGTAAAGGGTTAGGCGTCGTGAAGTCCCTTCACGACTGCGTGACGTTTCGTCACGCACCCCGAAGGGGGCCGCCCTTTACTTTGGAGTTCTCGTGGTAGACTGAAACATCAGTGAGAGAGAGGAGGGACGATCGCGCCGTTCGGCCAGCGAAACGAAGGCCCGCAGCGCAGCGCAGCGGAGCGAGGACCGAAGTCGGGCGCAACGCAGCGCAGCGCAGCGGAGCGAGGCCGCCCGAAGCTGGACGAACATGGGCGCGGAGCACTCCAACCTGCCGCCGGCAGGCGGCGATAGACTGTCCGCCGGCTTTTCCCGACTATTCCGGCCGGATTATGTGCACCGGCAGGCCCAGTCGACGCGCCGTCTTGATCATGTGCGCTGTTCCAGAACCACCTGGCAACGCGATCACTGCCTCGGCGACCTGGGCCATTTGCTCGTTCCGAACAAAGCCGGCACCCCGACCGTACTTGTTCCAGTTGGCCGGGTAGCGTTCGACCTTGCGATCCCACCGCTTCGCCCAACGCTCGCCGATCTGGTCACCTCCACGCGCTGCTCCGCTGATGACCGTCTCGATCTTCCACTGGCGCTCTTTCGTCGCGCAGCTGATCGCATTCATCAGCCCGCGGTCCTGCTCATTCAGGTCTCGGCCGCCGCAGATAATCACTCGCATCCGACCCTCCATCAGACGACTTCAGGCCTCATGGATGGATGGGCGCGCCGGCGATCGCCAGCACGAACTGGACCGTCGCGCCGATGACGATCAGCACGACGGCGGCGACCGCGAGGGCGTCACAGATCGCTTCGGTCAGCTTGACGCTCATTTCGTACCCCCCTTGCTGATGCCGGCATGTTCGCGCAGGCGCGCGGCGACGTGGCTGGGACGAACCTCAACTCGCCGCAGCGGACCGTAGTCGCCGTCGAAGATATCCATGATCGTCTCGTTGCTGGCATCGAGCGCCATGGCGAGCTGCTCGAACTCGTCGGCGAGGGGGTCGCCGTCGACCAGGATCACCATCGCGGGTCCCATGGCGTCCGGATCGACCCGCAGCTTGCACAGCGGCCCGATCTTCGGATGCAGCGCGATTGCGCCGATCGCGCAGCCGACGGTGCCGCAGGACAGCTCTGCGAAGATGGTGCAGTAGTCCCACTGGAAGGTCTCGGGGAACTCCTCGGCATCGAGCATGTCGGCGATCTTGGCCGCGAGCTCGACGTTCCCAATTCGCTTCTTCATCTGATCCTCCTCGGTCAAAGACGCCTGGACGCCTCATGGATGCCACCTTATCAAGGGGCCAAGGACGCGCAAGGGGGCGTTACCCGCAGGGACGAGACCGCTTGCGGGCTCGGTCGAGCGCAGCGAGATAGCACCCGGTCGGCTTGCCGATGCGCCTTGTGTTAAGGGCAGGAACTCTGCCATTCTCGGCGTCTCGATCAAGGTATGGACAGCGTCAACATACTGATGGGAATGTCGATTATGCAGCAGTATCAAGGGGATACAGAGACTATTGACAGCGACTTTCCTGCACCCCCCACTCCCCCGGAGGGGGGCAATAATGCTGATGCATGGGATGACCCGCCGAAGCGGCCCAGGAGTACCAGCGATGCATGGGATGAACCCCGCCGATCGACCCAGCTGGTGGCCATCGAGGGCGATATCCTCGAGCCGGATGATGACGACGACACGGATGAGCAGGATGCCTGGAAGGGCATGACGCCTGTTCAGCTCCGCACGCGTGGTCCTGATGGGCTGACGCCCAAGCAGCGTGCCTTCGTTGCGGCTTATCTCGACACGCAGGGGAACGGGACGGCGAGCGCGATTGCGGCAGGTGTGTCGGTGAGCTGCGCGCATGTGTCTGCGAGCAGATGGTTGCGCGATCCTCATGTCATAGCCGTACTTCGTGAAAGGATCGGTGCAACGTATGTTGCCATTGCTCCTGCCATGCAGGCCCAGATGCTTAAGCTCGCCTTGAACAGCAAGAGTGATTTCGTGAAGCAGCAAGCAACAAAGGATCTGCTAGACAGGGCGAATATTGAGCCACCAGAGGCACGAGGCATCAATGTGCGGGTAGCGATCGACCTGTCGTAGGTTGTCGCTGCAACGAAGGGGCGGCCCCGAAAACGGGATCGTGATGCAGCGACAAGGCCAGCCACACACGCTGACCCCTCGCTATAGCTGAAAACCCCTGGACGCATAGCTGTGCTAAGGGCACAGTCCGGTCAGCCGGGTGATCCTCCCCGGCCTTTGCTGAGAGGTACGTCTGCCGTGAACAAGGTGACCCTCGACTACCTGCACTCGCGCATCCGCCACGAGGCGACGCAATACATCGTCACCGGGCCGCTCACGATCTGCGTCGTGACCATGCAGAACGGCTTCAAGGTCGTCGGCACGTCGGCCTGCGCCGATCCGGCCAACTTCGACGCCGAGACGGGCCGCCGCATGGCCTTCGCCAAGGCGGTCGAGCAGCTCTGGCCGCTCGAAGGCTACCTGCTCTGCCAGCGGCTCCATGCGCGGGAGCGGGCCGAACAGCGGAGCCAGCCGGTCATCATGGTGATGATCGACGGCAAGGAACATCGCCTGAGCCGCGCCGGTGACGCTGGGGCGGCCGGCACCATCATGCGGGCCTTCGACGAGCTGGCCGCCGCCCACCCGCACTTCGACATGATGCGCGTCACGATCGAGGTCGTGGAATGAGCGCCGAGCCCACCTGGTTCGACGGCGACGGGCAGATGAGCCTCGAAGCCGACACCCCGCAGGCCGATCTGGCGACCGATCTGGTCCGCCGGATGGCCGAGGCCGAGATCAACCGCCAGCACAAGACCACCCTGGTGACCGGTGAGCCCGGCACGCAGGAAAACTGGCCGATCACCGAGGCCGAGATCGAGGACGCGGTCGGGAAGATGCCGCTGATCCACTTCAGCGACCGGCTCGGCGTCTACATGGTCAGCCGGCGGCAGGTCGAGCTGGTCATGGCCGCGGCCCGGCTTTCCTACCAGCGGATCGTCGACCTGAAGCCGGCGCTGCAGGGTGCGATCGCCGACGGCCACATGCAGCCGCGCATCTTCCAGGCGATGACCGAGGGCTCTCAGCTCGGGCTCTTCTTCATCGCCGCCGGCCACAACTGGACGCCGGCGACGCGCGCCCGCCAGCTGATCGTCGAGGATGCCGCGGCCGCCGGCCAGCGCATCGCCGCCGAGAACCGGGACCGGCTCTGATGGACGCCCCCAGCCTGACCCTGGCCAACCGCAACCGGCTCCGCGACGTGGTGAAGCGCACGCACATGCGCTTCTACCCGCGCGACCAGATCACCGACCTCGAGGCGGACCGGGTGATCGACGCCCTGGCCCCGGAAGTCGCCGAAGGCGTCATCAAGGCCTACGTCGACGGTCACCTGGAAGGCGTCTCGGATCTCGAGGAGGCCGTCGCCTACGGCAAGGCCATCACCCTGTGACGCCGAGGTCGACCGGCCTGCACGAGATCGTCGTCGAAGAGCACCTCGACCAAGCCTGCTATATCGCCCGGTGCCGGCAGTGCTCCTGGCGAGGCTTCGCAACCTTCGAAGCAATCGAGAACATGCGCCCGGAGGACAGGCCGACGCATGCAATGCTGCTGCGATCGGCGCAGATCAGTCACGACATGGAAAGAGAGCGCCCCGGCCATGCCAAATCCCTGGGGATCGGGTCCCCGCCCGGAACCGAACCGGGAGCTGAACCGGAAGCCGGACCCGCGGAAGCACCTGGCTGACTTTCGCTACCGCCCGCCGGGAGCCGTCGCGCGCGAGTTCATGCTGTCGCCGGCCTATGTCCGCGGCATCCGCGGGCCGGTCGGGTCGGGCAAGTCCACCCTCTGCTGCGCCGAGATCATGCGGCGCGCCAGCGAACAGCGGCCCGGCAGCGACGGCATCCGCCGCACGCGCTGGGTCGTGGTGCGGAACACCCAGCCGGAGCTGAAGACCACCACCATCAAGACGTGGCTGCAGACCTTCCCCGAAGGACGGTGGGGCAAGTTCCGCTGGGCCAGTCCCTTCACCCACCACATCAAGAAGGGCGACATCGACTGCGAAGTCATCTTCCTCGCCCTCGACAGCCCCGAGGACGTGAAGAAGCTGCTGTCGCTCGAGGTCACCGGCGGCTGGGCCAACGAAGCACGCGAGCTGCCCAAGGCGGTGATCGACGGCATCACCATGCGCGCCGGCCGGTATCCGCCGGTCCACGACGGCTCGGGCGGCCCGACCTGGTACGGCGTGATGATGGACACCAACGCGCCCGACGTCGATCACTGGTGGCCCATCCTCGCCGGCGAAGCGCCGATCCCCGACTACATCCCGCGTGAGGAGGCGCTGCTGCTGCAGAAGCCCGAGGGCTGGGAGTTCTTCACCCAGCCGGAAGGCATGCTCGAGCGCATCGAGAACGGCCGCGTCGCCGGCTACGAGCTGAACCCGGAGGCCGAGAACGTTCGCAACCTGCCGGCCGGCTACTACGAGCGCATGATCCAGGGCAAGACACGCTCCTGGATCAACATCTACGTCCGCAACCAGCTGGGGGTCGAGGTCGACGGCAAGCCGGTCTACGAGGCGTTCGTCCCCGAGCTTCATGTTTCCCGTGAAACAATCCCGTTCGATCCCTCGCTGCCGGTCAAGATCGGCCTCGACTTCGGGCTCTCGCCGGCGGCGGTCTTTGCCCAGCGCGACACGGACGGCCAGTGGCGGATCTTCCGCGAGCTGGTCGGCACCGACATGGGCATCGCCCGGTTCGGCCGGCTGATCTGCCAGGAACTCGCCCGCTTCGTTCCGCGCTCCCACTGGCGCGAGCGCGTGCACATCACTGGCGACCCGGCGGGCGACCAGCGCGCCCAGACCGACGAGCAGACCCCCTTCATGATCCTGGCCAGCCAGGGCCTTCCAGCAACCCCGGCGTCGACCAACGACTTCACCGTTCGGGTCGAAACGATCAACCGGATCTGCACTGAGCTGGTCCAGGGCGGCCGTCCCAAGCTGCTGCTCGACCCCAGCTGCAGCATGCTGGCCCGCGCCTGCAGCGGCGGCTACCGGTACCGCAAGCTGAAGGTCACCGGCGACACCCGCTTCGCGCTCGAGCCCGACAAGAACCGCTTCAGCCATGTGGCCGAGGCGCTTCAATATCTGGTGCTGGGCGGCGGCGAGGCACGCGAAACCTTGCGTTCGGCGCTCGCTCCTGCCAATAGTACCGGCCGCGCGGCCCGGTTGGGCGGCATCCTCGAGCGGCGCAAGGGCCGCGACAGGGTCTGGACCCGCCGGGATCGCACATCCCGGCTATGAGCGGAGGTTCTCATGGAGATCAACGGGGCACCGGCCACCCACCAGGCCATTTCCAGCACGGGGACCATCCTCGCGGGCTTGCGGGCCTCCCGGAACGGCGACGGCTACGTCGTGGAGACTGCGGAGGGCATCCGCAAGAAGTTCACCACGACCACCGACGCGCAGCGTTGGCTGGGGGCCGCCGCGATCGAAGCGGTCGAGGCAGCCGAGCCCGAGAAGGGCAAGAGCAAGAAGGCCGCTTGACGCCCCCGTCCGGGCGGCCTTAGCATCCGAGCCGCCTCCCCCGAGGCGTGCTCCGACTGCTTCCGAAGCAAACCCCCGCTGGAACGGACCCCAGCGGGGGTTTGTGCGTTGTAGGGCCGCCGGCAGCCGTGCGACAGGGCGACCAGGAGGTCCCCCATGCGCTCCGACTTCGCCGCCCTCGAAACCTACGGCTACCGCGATCTGATCGACAAGACCGCGCTCGACTTCTTCGGGGGCGAGCTGCAGGACGCCTACACGATCGCCGCCAGCACGCCGGGCGAGGGCGAAACCGGCGTCGACCAGTTCGGCGACAATGCCGGCCAGACCCTGCCGACCACCGAAGCCAGCCTCGCCTACGGCCGCGCCAAGCTGAAGGGCATGGGCCTGGCCTCCGTCGACCCCGGCTCCCTCGAGACCGGCGCGATGCTGGCCGGCAGCTCGCCCAGCGCGCGGGCCGGCGACGGCGGGCAGGCGTATGCCGACCTGGTGGCGGCCACCCTCGAGCAGGCCGGCTACAATCCGCAGGGCGTCACTGCCGACGAGATCGCGGCCCAGCTCGGCATCAGCGCCGATGCGGCGCGGTCTGCCATTCAGGGCGTCGGCGATCCCGGCCTGATCGAGGCGGTCATCGCCGCCCACTCCCAGCTGGTCACCCAGCGCGGTCAGCTCGTCGGCTCGGCGATCTGATGGTCGGCTACGTCTCCGACGCGGAGATCGCCGCGCAGTGGGCGGTCGAGAAGGCGATCGGCGTCGGTGCGAAGGCGGCCTGGAACGCCACGGTCGGCCCGGCCGTCAACGCGGCGATCGACAGCGCCTGGGCCAGCGTCTTCGGCGGAGCTGGGGTCACGGGCGCGATCGCCGGAGCCTTCGCCGCCTTCGCCCCGGCCGGGCTCGCGCTGGCCGTGTTCACTGGGCTCGCAGCCATTGCCGGCAAGCCGAACTACACCCGGACGATCGACGGCACCGAGATCCGCTGGGACGGCAAGCAGTTCGTCTCGAACCGGCTGCAGGCGGTCGGCGACGACGAGACCGGCAAGCTGGGCGACAAGGTCGCGGCGCGCCTCAACGACTACTATGCCGCGCGACCGTTTGACGTGGCGGCCTACAGCCAGAACAATCCCTACGCGCCCGCCCGTGATCCCGAGGGGGACCAGGCGCGCGGAGGTGGCCCGAATGAAGACCCGTCCCGGATCGGCTACATCAACCGCTACATCCCGGACATCCGCAACCCGACGGTCGGCTATGGCGTGGACGTCGGCTTTGCTGGCGACGGCCTTGCCCTTGCTCGCGGCGACGATGTTGTCGACAGCACCCTCCGGCGCATCCTCATGCGCGCTGGTGAAAGCGCAGAGAGCATCGACGCTTTCATTGGCGGTGCCGGTAAGGGCGTTGCCGGCGGGCTGCCTCTCCCCCAGACCTTCGGCCTCGACCGACGCGGTGGTGCCGAGGAGCCGGTCCTGGACCAGGAGGACTTCAAGCTGCAGACGCCGGACAACGACGTGCGCTACCAGGTTCGCGAGTTCGTCCCGCTCGATCAGTACATGGCTTCGGCGGATGGCGGCACGCCGGCGAAAACGGGGCCGAAGCCAGCATATCGCGACCCGAACGTGCCCGATTGGCTGAGCAGCTGGACGATGGGGCGCGATCGTCCTACCACCAAGCCGGCGGCCGTCGACGAGAAGCTGTGGACGGCGTGGAACGCAGCGACCCCCGAGGAGCAGGCCAACGCCTGGCGCTACATCGGGGCCGACCCCTGGCGCGAGCTGACCGGGTTGCCGGCGGCGTAGGAGGACACCGATGGCTGGCTACACGATCGACAAGGACGGCAACGTCATCAACGCCGGCGGCATCGACGTCGGCTACCTCGCCGCGACCCAGCCGTCGCTGCTGTCCGACGGGATCGACACCGAGGACGAGATCCTCGACTGGTATGCGAGCTACGGCCAGATGGCCGGCACTCCGGCCAACTACAACGAGCAGCTCGCCCGCGACGACGGCTACCAGGGCAATTTCACCGGCAACGGCACCTGGGATACGCAGGTCCAGGACTTCTACGCTGACGGCCTGTCGATCGCCGGGCTGCAGAGCCCGCAGGTCTATGTCAGCGGCCAGGGCTGGGTCGACCGCGCCGACGTCGAGGGCAGCTATGGCCCGGCCGCCTACGCGCCCGAAAGCGAGGTCTGGCTGGGCGGCGAGGCGCTCGACAACGGCTGGGTCTACAAGAACGTGGTCGGCTCCGACAACCTCATCAGCGACGACGCCGGCGGCAAGGTGCTGGGCGGCGACGAAGTCTACTGGGACCCCGACGTCAAGGGCTCGGCGGCCGGGGCCGGCATCATGGATCACCGGCTCATCACCCAGTACGGCAGCAACATCCGCACCGCCGACAGCAACTACGACGTCAACCAGACGGTGCGGTGGGGCACGTTCAAGGACGCGCCCTACAACAACTTCAGCAACTTCGACGCCTTCGTGAAGAAGATGATGGGCGAAGGGATCTGGGGCGGCGAGGACTACACCCCGGAGGAGCGGGATCTGCTTGCGGCCGGCGACAATTTCGGGCTCGGCTTCAAGGAGACCATCACTGGGCGCGAGAAGAAGATCGACGGCTACGCGCTGACGGCCGACCAGTGGGCGCGCGACGCCGGCAAGGTCGCCAAGCGGCACGTCGCCGGGATCAAGAACACCCAGATGGACGCCGGCTATGTCGCCGGCGGCAGCTGGGGAATGGCTGGGCTCGAGGGGCCGCGGACGCTCGACTTCAGCGCCTGGGGCGACAACCCCAACCTGGACAAGTACGCCATCGGCGGCGGTCCGTGGTCGATCGGCTACCGGCAGGACATCAATCGCCTGCTCGGGCGGGCGGACATGCCGGTCACGCCCAGCGACCACCAGGCCTACATCAACGAGCTGCAGCGCCGAAACGGCCCGGCCAACCCGCGCTCGGACGAGGAGCTGGCCGACTACATCGCGAACTGGCGCGAGCGCCGCGGCCGCGACGAGGAGGACGACGACCCCGTGGTCGCGCCGCCCAGCACGCCCCGGCCGGAGAAGCCCCGGAAGGAGACCAACCCGGGCATGTCGATCTTCACCAACGCCAGCGTCGGCTACCCCGACCCTGACCTGTTCACGTTCCGCTGATGGCCCAGATCGCGACGCCGCCGGTCCAGAACGGACCCTTCGCCGGCACCAGCTCCGACCAGAACCCGGTCGACCGGCTGATCCGGCGCTTCGAGCGGGCCAAGGGGATGCGGGCGCGCTGGGAAGACCTGTTCGACGACTGCCTCGAGTACGGCCTTCCCGGCGCGGACCGGATGCGCGCGGGCAGCGACGGCGAGGCCAAGACGACGTCGCTCTACGACACGACGGCCGTCTCGGCGCTCGCCGACTTCGCGAGCCGCATCCAGTCCTACGTCTGCCCCATCGGTGCGCGCTGGTCGACGCTCGAGGCCGGGCCGGCGGTGCCCGAGGAGCAGCGGCCCGACATCAACCGCGAGCTCAAGGCGATCGAGACCCACCTGTTCAAGGTCCTCGAGAACTCGAACTTCGACATGCAGGTCGCCGAGTGCTTCTCGCACCTGGGCATCGGCACCGCGTGCATGGCGGTCGAGGAGGGCGACGCGGTCAACCCGGTCGTCTTCACCGCTATCCCGCTGAACGAACTGGTTCTCGAGAACGGCGGGCTCGGCCTCTATCGCTGCCGCACCATTCTCAACCGCGACCTGCCCTTCTTCCTGCCGGACATCCGGCCGCCGCAGAAGGTGCTGGACCGCCTGAGCCGCGACCCCGAGGGCATGACGCAAGTCGTCGAAGCGTGCGTGCGCATGCCGGTCCCCGGCCAGGAGGTCTGGGAGCATTCGGTCCTGTTCATGACGGACCGCGCGATCGTCGACCAGCAGCTCTATGTCGGCGCGGGCTCCTGCCCCTACCTGCCGTTCTTCTGGATGAAGGCCGCCGGCGACACCTACGGCCGCGGCCCCCTCGCCAGCGTCATCGGCGCGGTCAAGGTGCTGAACCTGATCGTCGAGCTGATGCTGGACCATGCCGAGATCCAGGCGACCGGCATGTGGCAGGCCGACGATGACGGCGTCATCAACCCCGAGACCGTGCAGCTGGTCGGCGGCGCGATCATCCCGCGCGCGCCGGGCAGCAAGGGGCTCGAGGCGCTGACCCCCGGCGGCCGGATCGAGTGGGCGCAGTGGGGCCTGGAACAGATGCGCGGCGAGATCCGCCGGGCGCTCTTCGACGAGCCGCTGGGCAACATGCAGCAGGACGCCCGCATCCAGACCGCGCAGGAGGTCGTCGAGCGCGTGGCGGACCTGTCCCGCCGGGTCGGCTCGAGCTTCGGTCGCCTGCAGGCCGAGTTCATCCAGCCCCTGATCCGGCGCGTCCTCTACATCCTGCGCCGGCAGGGCCGCATCAAGATGCCGACCCTGTCCAACCGCGTCGTCGAGATCAAGATGACCTCGCCGGTCGGCCGTACCCAGAAGACGGCCGAGGTCGTGGCCATCCAGCGCCTCAATCAGGTGATGGTCGAGATGTTCGGCCCTGGTGCTGCGACCATGTTCCTCAAGAAGGCGGAAACTGTCGACGCGCTCAGCGACCGGCTCGGCGTGCCGATCAACCTCGTCAACTCGCCGAACGAGGTCCGCGCCCTCGAGCAGCAGCAGCAGCAGCAGGCGATGATGATGGAGATCCTCAAGGGTGCCGGCATGCCCGAGGGCGGGCAGGGCCTCCTGTGAGCCGCGCCCGCGACGAGCTGGTCGCCCGCCGGGTCCAGCCGGCCGAGCCACGCCTGATGCGCGCGGACGGCATCCGCCGCACCGACAAGGAACAGCGCGACCTGGATCGCATGTTCGCCAGCACCTTCTCACCGGAGAACCCGGCCTCGCTCCGGGTGCTGGAATACCTCGAGGTCATCACCGTGCGCGCCGTCCTCGGCCCCGAGCAGGGAGACGCCGCACTTCGGCACATGGAGGGCATGCGCGCCCTCTATGCGCTCATCAAGAACTCGGTCGACCGCGGCCGGGCAGGATAGGCACCATGACCGGAACCCCAGCAGCACCCGCAGCCGCCCCGGCCGCCGCACCGGCGGACGGTGGCGCTCCCGCCGAAGGCACCAAGCGGAACGGCGCGGCCGACGCCACGCAGGCCGGCGGCAAGTCCCCGCCGAATGTCTCGACCGCGCCCGATGCGCCGGCGAACACCATGGCGACCAGCATGGCCGACGCTCCGGCCAAGCCGCCGGGCCAGGCCGCGCTCAACCCGCCGGCACCGGGATCGAAGAACCGGGCCCCCGACTTCGTCGACCCGCGCTTCTGGGATGGCGAGCGCGGCGTGGTCAAGCTGCGCGAGCTGGGCGAGGCGCACCGCGAGGCGGTCCGCAAGCTGTCCATGCGCTCCGACGACCTGATGAAGTCGATCGACGCCGACAAGCGCGCGCGGGTGCCCAAGACCCCGGCCGAGTACGCCTTCAAGGTCAGCGACACCTACATCGCCAAGGCGGCCGAGAAGGGCGTCAAGATCGACCCCGAGACGGCGATCGACCAGCGCGACCCCGTCGTGCGCGCGATGGCGGCGTCGGCCTACAAGCACGGGCTCGACCAGGAGGTCTTCTCCGACATGCTGGCGAACTACCACTTCGCCCGCATGAGCAGTCGGCCGGACCCGCGCATGACGGTGATGAAGCTCGGCGAGAACGCCAACGAGCGCATCGCCCATGTCCGCATGTTCCTCGACGGCGCGATCGGCGAGGACGACCGCAACCACCTGGTCCAGCATGTCGGCGGCATCACGCCGCGGTTCATCGAGATCATGGAGCGGATCATGCGGGCCGGTGGCGCGCGCACGGCCCTCCCCGGCCAGTCCGGCGGCGCTGCCGCTGGCGGCGTCCCGATGAACAAGGACGAGCTGCGCAAGCTGATGATGAGCGACGAATACAACGACCCGCGGAACCCCGGTTACCGCGAGATCCAGAAGAAGGTCCAGGACGGCTTCGCCCGGCTCGGCCAGGGACAGCAGGTTCCGACAGCCCGCCTCAACGGCGGCTTCCGTCGCTCTGCCTGAAGGGGGATCGTCAGGCATCGAGCGCGGGGGCCTGCTGCCCTACCGGCAGGCCCCTTTCCTTTGTGCGTCCCACGGCCGCGCCTGGGCGGCTATATCCGGCGGGTCAGCCCTACCCTGGCCCGGAGCCGCGGGCACCGTGGATCGCCTCTCGGCGGCACCCCACGAACCCGGCGAGGATACCCGGCGGTGAGCATCCCAAGCACGAGGGGATCACCCCATGTCCACCAGCATCGACCAGGCGTTCATCGAGCAGTTCGAGAACGAGGTCTTCGTCGCCTACCAGCGCCAGGGCTCGAAGTTCCGCGGCACCGTCCGCACCATCGACGGCGTCGTCGGCGACCGGACGACCTTCTTCAAGGTCGGCAAGGGCACCGCTACCACCAAGGCCCGGCACGGCGTCATCCCGCCGATGAACCTCGGCCACACCAACGTCGAATGCACGCTCGGCGACTACTATGCCGCCGACTGGGTCGACAAGCTCGACATGCTCAAGACCAACATCGACGAGATGCGGCTGGTCGCGGCGTCGGGCGCCTACGCGCTGGGCCGCAAGACCGACGAGCTCATCATCGCCGCGCTCGAGGCGACCAGCTCGACCATCAGCCCCGGCACCGGCTACGACAAGACGGCCGTCCTGAACACCTTCTCGTTCTTCAACGAGAACGACGTTCCGGACGACGGCAACCGCTACGTCTGCGTGTCGCCGAAGGGCTGGAACCAGCTGATGCTCATCGCCGAATTCATCAGCGCCGACTACATCGGGCAGGACCAGCTGCCGTGGAAGACCGGGACGCAGGCCAAGCGCTGGATGAATATCATCTGGTACATGCACACCGGCCTGACCCTGGCGGCCACCCGCAAGTGCCTCGCCTACCACACCTGGGCGGCGGGCCATGCGATCGGGGCCGACGTCGACACCGACGTCACCTGGCACGGTGACCGGGCGGCGCACTTCGTCAACAGCATGATGTCGATGGGGGCGAAGCTGATCGACGCCACCGGCGTCGCCGTCTGCGCCATTACCGAGTAAGGAGCCCGCACCATGGCCCTCGATCTCACCCGCCTGTGGAACGTCGCCAGCGTCGGTCAGAACAACCTCTGGCTCTACCACACGACCGACGCCCACGCGACGGTCGACACCGCCGGCTACTTCACCAACGCCAACCTGCTCGGCGTCATGCGGGTCGGCGACATCATCGACGTCGTCGTGTTCGCCTCGACGGCGTTCGCGGCGGTCTCGACCTATGGCCGGCACATCGTCAATTCGAACACCGGCTCGGCGATCGACGTCTCGGACGTGACGGTCGGCACGGTCACCGACACCGACTGATACCGGCCGCATCGGCGCGGGCACGACGGGGGAGGGTGGCAGCGCCCTCCCCCTTTCTACGAGGAGCACCCGATGGCGATTTCCATAGAGGCCCTGGTCCGGATCGGCACCGCCCGCGGCCGCACGACCTGGATGTACCGATCGACCACCGACCTGATCGCGGCAATCCAGGGCTCGGGCTACTTCAACGCCGCCAGCGGCATCCTGATGGTCGGCGACTGGATCTTGTGCGAGGGTGACGACGGCGCGGCCGCGCTCTACGTCGCGACGAACAGCGCCGGCATCGTCACCACGGCCGCGGCCACCGATGGCGCGGCGGTCACCCTGGCGCTCATCAACATCGCCGGCGGCACCCTGCTCGACATCAGCGCCGCCGACGTCGAGGCCAGCCGCGACTTGGTGCCCTACCATTCGATCTCCGCCGGTGCGCCGCGCGTCACCTACGCCGCCCGGAGCGCCCC